CCTCTAGGTCTAAAATCTTTTGCCTCATATCGGTGACGGGTGCGGGGTGCATTAAAGTTCATCCTCAGCCACGTAGTGAAAAGCGTAGGGGGATGGGTTTGTGAAAGGCGTCCCGGCGTTTGCGTCTACTTGATAAAAACCATTTTCATCTGAGGCCGCTACACTGTGCGGGGTTGCCCCGACGTCTGCAAAAGTAGAATACAGTGACACGGTGTTAGCTGACCCTGTTTTTGAATACAATGTAATGGTGGGCGATGCCGTTCGCATTGTCGTCTTAAATGGTGCATTGAATGCGAGTGTCAAAGAGTTAGCACTCCCAGCGATACCCGTTGCGCAAATGACCCCGTTTTCGGTATTCGTCGCGGGGGGTAGGTCCAAACCATATGATTTTTGATAGGTACGCCGACAAAGATCAAGCTCCTGGGCCCGCGTGCCCCCGGCATAACTAAACTCAACCGCCGTGGCCCCTTTTGCTAGCACTACGTCAGTGATTTTAATGGTTCCATTTGTGGAGGTTGTACCTACATTGTCTAGGGTTAGTGTGACCTGTACACCATTGTCAGCGTTTGCCCCCATGGTGATATTTTCTAAAACAATTGTTCGCCACGTACCGTCTGCGGTCAAAGATTGACGGCTAGTGGTGATACTTGTCACACTACTAAACGTATCCTGACTATCTGCGTAGTCTATCTCGATATTGACCTCGGTCGGTGCGTCTGAGGTCGAATTGTAGGCAAAACTTAGACTTGCCGAATGGCTGGTCAGCTTCCTTGAGAACTTAGATTCTATTCTTTGCAACATCTCAACGCCCACGTCATCGGCAGCCGTTGACATGTTTGTTAAAAAAGAGACTGAATTTTCACGCAAAGAATCTGGCGTGTCAGCCGACCGGGATGCAGTGACGCTGCCTGTCCCTAGATATCTAGCCTTCCAACGATCAAAACGGTAAGTTGACGCCGTATCTAGTGCAACGCCCGCTGGCGCAGATCGTTGCCAGTAATCAAAACTAGAATTGATCAAGCAATTGGGTTCAATGGCTTTGCCAGGGGATGAAAACCCAATGGTGCCCGATCCGTTTGTGGATAGAACTTGGTTTGCCGACCCATCCGACGTGGGATAAATAAGAGTCGTAAACCCAATAGTACCCGACCCGTTTGTCGATAGGTGTTTCCCCGCAGTACCGTCCGCAGTGGGATAGCTTAGGGAGCTTATTTTAACCGCCCCGGTGCCCTTGCCTGCAAGTGCGAGATCGATGTTAGTGTCGTCACCTGTGGCCGATAGCGTGGGATCACCAGCCGTTGCGGCATTTGTAACGGTCACGTCATTGACAGCCGACGACGTCGCAGGCGTTCTTAAAACCTCATTACCGTTTGCATCAAAGATCCCGGTTAAAACCTTTGGCGAGGTTAACGTTTTACTCGACAAGGTCTGGGTATCACTAATCCCAACAACCGCACTCGCGGTGCCGTGGGTTGATGTGTCTGAAATGTGAGTAGTGAGATCGGTGCTAGTGGAACGTGTGTCGATGTCGGATTGCAGTTCATTTAGCGCCGATTGCACGTCTGACGCCGCAAGGTTCCCGCTGGGTACACTTGTGACCGACGCCGCAGTGGCCGAGCTTGCCCCCCCAACACGGTCGTAAATATCGCGAAACCATGCCGACCAAATGCTTGACGTTCGACCGTCTTTGTCGTCACTAATAGGAAACTTACTGGGAGGCGGTCCAAGAGCACCCATTTTAAGATGTCCCGCTTTCGATATTAATATCGGCCCCGATTAAAACCACTTTCACAGGGTCGGTCACTTTCACCCGGTAAACTCTATCCTTAGACATTCCCAGCCGGTTCCATTTTACCCGGCTCCTGTGGACACCGATTTTACCGATGTTACCTTGTCTTTCGTTTGACCACGAGTGTCCGCCGTCGTCTGAAAAGTCCATGATGACCACGGGGTCTGTCCCTTGACCTGAGCCATCAAGGCCCACGCCGGTTTCCATATCTAAAATAAAAGTACGGTGAAAAACATTGAGTGAATTTTTTGAAAGATGCGGTGCCGTTCGCAGCCTTAATATCTCGTTACTGTCATCTGAATAGACACCTTCGTCAAGCGTGTACACTTTCCCATTTTGCCAGTCCCCCACCACGCTCAGCCCGCCCGCGATACTATGGCAATCCGCCCGGTGTCTTTGCTCAATGCCGTTTGACTGGTACACTCGCTCATGCCACAAACCGGTCACCACGTCGTAAACCCAAGTTGATGTTAGCCCTGGGATACTCAGACAATAGAAAATGTGTCCCGATTGTTGATAAACATACCCGCGGGCGCTTGCAATTTGCGTTTGTGTTAGAAGTCTAATTTCTCTTTCAATCGATGACGTACTAATACGGACGGGTTTAAACCCCTGCATTTTGTAAATGATCCCGCTGCCTGTACTGTCCCCGCCCAGCCAAAACATTTCGCCCGCACCTTTTGCAATAGAGTGCGCAGCCGAGCAACCCACGTCTGAGATCGATCCTTGATACCGGGTAAACGTAAACGTCGACCCACTATTGTAAAACCCCTCAAGACTTTGTTCGCCAAAAACATATAGGTTTTCGTTATAAGCAATCACCCCGACGACATTGTCAGCACTTGACGTCGCACCCTCAATATCTAGGGCCGCAAATGTGAGTGCGTTTGAGCCACTAATAAAAAACTGAGTCGTACCCGAACGGTTCAAAATAAAATAACTATCTAAAAATGTGACCGTATCAGCCCCATAAAAATCGTTATCTGTGATCTCGGCAAACGTCGTCGTGCTTATAGTGTACCCATAACCAAAAGACCCATCGACGACTAAAACATCATCGCCATTGTCTGCGATCGACACCGCACCCAAAGACGTTTTAAGGGTGCCTAAGGAAGTGGCCGTCCAAAGCGTCGTGTTGATCTCATAAAGTACATTACCCCCAACGGCAAACAAAGCCCCTGTTGATGCCCTGTGGATCCCACGCACTGGCGCAGTGGCAAGGGTCACCCGTAGGGTAAGCCCTGGGGTCGGGTTTAAGGCCGCGACCTCACGCTCTTTACCCGTTCCAAGTTGATTAATTTCTGGGTACAGGTTGACGCATCTTTGCGCATCTACATTCACCGATTGCAGTGTGTAGCTCGGACCGATAAACCCCGGAAACCTACCCCTCCCCACGATAGTCTCCTGACTGAATATCAAATGAATTTCTTTGATCGGCTGGGATATCATCGCAACGCAGATACATAGGCGTGTGATTCGTCCTTTTTATGGATGCTTTACTGGACCGCGCAACCTCAACGATCTCACCACTTAAGGGCCGCCCGAACTCAGGGGCCAAATCTATGGAAAGGTTGAAAATCAACATGCGTTCATACCCTGGCGGTAGCGCAATTGCCGTGTCTAGTGTTGCAATCTGGGTCAAAGGTTTCCAAGACCATAAAACAAGCGTATGGGCTGACTGTGGACTGTACCAAAGATTTAGCGTTTCGCTGGGGTATGTCCCCTCAGGGTACAAAAACATTGGGTATTCAGATTGCAGTGTCTTTAAGCTGATTACTGCCCACTCATTTTTATCAATGATGCGCATGGGGTAATCAATTGCAGGGGTCGTGGTTGAATCACGGATTGCAGCGTTTTCAATCTTAAGGGGTCTAGCAGTGTTAAATGTTGCACCGCTTCCCATGGTATATTGTTGAGTGCCAGCGACTAGCGTGAAAGTTTCTTCAACTTTCGTATGTATCAAAAGATTTTCATTACTCAGTGAATCAAGCAAAGAGTTGAGCGTGACAAGCCCGTCAGATGCCTCCTGCGCCGATGGGGTTTCACCCGATGCGAGCACCCCTAGCTTTCGAAGTGCTATATTAATGAGATCCCGGCCCGTCATTTATTTAGTCCCTAAAAGTTTAGCTACAATCGTTTCCTTGGTTGACCGTGGGCCCACTGGGCGGCCTCTTTCACGAGCCATTTTCCTAAGATCAAAAATAGATTCTTTCATGAGGGACTCGGTCGTTTCAACCTCTTTCGCCTTTTCTACAGGCTCGACGGGTTTAACTGGCGGTCTCCCCCCCAGTGCTACGATTTTACCGACTACACTTGCGTAGGGTTTTGTATTCAAAGCCTCAGACTTTTGATCTGACAAACATGCATAGGTGTCTTCCCACCCATCGCCTAGATCCTTAAGCTCGGCCAAACTGTCAACACGTACTGCGCCGTGACTGGGGTGGTATACAATTCTTGGGAAACTCTCTTTATCCGACATTTTCAACTTCCTTTTTAACGTGTGAACCTTGCTTACAAAAATTCCCTATGTGGCCAATGTATGGGATTTTGCCATCCCAGTGCACTAGTGTGAGGTCTGGGTCTAAGTAAATCTTTTCGCCCATTTGTTTCCACTCTTTACAAAAGTAAGAATCCTCGGTGTAAAGATTGCCGTCACAATAGGGGATCTGAAAATAACAATAACTCTCTTTTCCCTCGATGACATATTGCCGATCGGGGTAGGACTTTTTGAACTTGTCAAAAACATTTCGGGAAAGTGCTAAAAACCCAGTGGGGAGCGACGCCACTTCGATCAACCCATTTTCATCGGCCCAAAGCTCACCGCTTGCAAGCCATCCGATGGGGTATTTTTCTTCCAAACGCTTAAAACGGTAACACCCGCCCACAAAATCAGCGGGATGTTTTGCAATCTTAAGTAAATCGCCAGGACTAAACGTCACATCGCCATCTAAAAAAACAAGACGCTCATCGTCTGAGGCTAAAAACTCTTTGACGATTTGGTTTCGTCCCTTCGCCAAATTACAACACCCCGGTAAAAATCTAACCGTGAGTGTGTCGCCTTTTTGATGGGCAAGACGAGACTCGGCCAGTAAAGCCAACACTGAAGTAAACTGTACATTACTATCATAAATTGGAATACCGACCGAGATCCTCATTTTAACCTACCTCTTTACTAGTTTGCAGCAACCAATCCACACTCTTCGAGGCGCGCTTCCACTTCGGCCAAACGGGCTTGAAGGTTTGCGATTACATAAAGAGTGGAAACACATTCCTGGATGGATGCGAATCCAGCCGGGGATGTCGTAGTGATGGCAGCAATTGCGTAGTCTGGAGTAACGCCAGCGGTGTCAGTCATAGTGAGCGACGTTAGCTGGGTAGTTAGACTAGCAGGTTGATCGACAGGCGTTGTCCCCCAAAACCCGACAAGCGAGCTAGAGGATTGACCTACCGAATACCCACCGT